TGACCCGGATTACACGGAGCGTCGGCAAAATCAGTTGATCAAAACCCGGCGAGGCATCACGCAGGCTTTCCACAATTGGACCCAAGCGTCCGCTCCCCGGTCGGCATGGGCCGCCTTCAACGCGGTAACTGAGTTTATTGACCACCTGCCGCGCCGTGGAGCTACGTACCGCCAAAAGGCCGAAGCCCGATTCAACGTGTGCTTGTTCGGCCCAGGGCGGGATATGAAGCAGCGAGCGTTCGAGGCAGTGTGCAGAATCGCCGGAGTTGCGGTGTGAGGCATGGGTGGGCTGCGCCGGGTACTGGCTCGGCGCAGCCACACTTCAAGCAAAGGAGACAAGACATGTCTGTTATGTCATACGAGCAAGTTGAACCTCTGCTCAACAAGAAGGCATGGGAGTTTAGTCTTGCCCATGCGATTGACTGGGAGGAGTGCAAGTCAGCGGCCAATGAGGGATACGTTGTTGCAGTAAGGACCTATGACGAAACTCGTGCTTCCTTCACCACACACCTCTACTGGAAGGTGCGGGGAGCGCTCACCAGGTTGCTTGAGCGTGCTAGGCACGATAAGCGAGTTGTCCTGTGCGATCTGTCGCACGTTGCGGAAGCCCCTCCACTACGGCTCTTATCCGAGGACGCTTCCGCGATTGTACGGATGGTTGCAGAGTCCCCGGCGGAGCTCAAGCGAGCTCTACGAAGGGGAGGACGCGAAGGGGCAAAGCGCTGGCTAGCAAAGCGTGCAAAGAAGAAAGGTATGAGCTTGGCACAAGTGATTTCTGCGTTTGACGAGTTCACCGATTTGTTCAATTGAGGAGCGTAGTCATGCGGATTGCGCTGAAGGTGAAAAAGATTGGCAAAAAGTGGTGGATCGTCGGGGATGAGGACTATGGGGCCTATGGCCCTTATGATACAAAGCATGAGGCGGAGAGCGACAGGAGGGGAGTCCTGCGCTGCTTACGGGAAATGGAAGAAGATGAACGGAAGGAAAAACACACTCATTGATTTCCGGTCGTGCCGTCCGTACCGGTTCCAGAGGCAAGACTTGTGCAGAATAACAAGTCTTGGCGGCCGTGTGCTTCTGGCCTACGAAATGGGACTGGGAAAGACGCTGATGAGCCTATGGTGGATAGGAGCACGACGGGATAGGCTTCCGGCTGTGGTAGTGTGCCCAGCCGTGGTAAAATACCAATGGGAGGTTGAGTGTAAGAGAGCTTTGCACGCTACCCCAGTCGTGCTTTCGGGGAGAAAGGCCCGCCCCTTAGGCTACTGCGATCTGGCGATCATCAACTACGACGTGCTTGACTGTTGGATTGAGGAGCTGAGGCGCATGCGCCCTCGGACAGTAGTGCTTGACGAGTGTCACTATGTGAAGAATCCCAAGGCAAAGCGTACAAAGGCCGCTCGACGCTTGTGCTACAAGGTGCCGAACATACTAGCGTTGAGCGGCACTCCTCTGCTCAACAAACCTATTGAACTATGGCCCATCCTCAACATCCTATATCCGGCAATCTGGCGGTCCAGGTGGCACTTCGCACATCGCTATTGCGGGCCACAGCTGACGCCATGGGGATGGAAGTTCGACGGAGCAACTAGGGTAAAGGAGTTGCACAAGAAGCTGACGGATACGTGCATGGTACGCCGGCGCAAGGCTGAAGTCATTGAGGACCTACCCCACAAAACAAGGTGTGTTGTGCCGATTGAACTTGATGATGCGGCAAGGCGGGAATACGAGCGCGCCCGGTTAGACTTCATAGCCTGGCTGCGTGAGCGCGACCCGCAAGCAGCGTTACGAGCAAAGAGGGCGGAGTCCATAACCAAGCTGTCCTACTTGCTTCAGCTCATAGCAAAGCACAAGGCAAACTTCGTAGCCAGTTGGATAAACGATTGGCTACAGGAGAGCGATGGAAAGTTAGCCGTGTTCGTGCGTCACCACGAAATGACTGATACGCTGGTGGCTGCTTGCAAGGAAGCAGTGGTGATCGACGGCAGGGAAACGCAAGCGAAACGGCAAGCCGCGCTGCGAGCATTCAAGGAGGGACCGAACAGGGTACTGATTGGGAGCATCGACGTCGCTGGTGTAGGACTCAATTTGCAGGACGTGTGCAACACGGTTGCATTTGTGGAGCTATCGTTTCGACCAGCAGACCATTTGCAAGCGGAAGACCGCGTGCATCGCATTGGTTCCACTGCTCCTGTGTGGGTGTACTACTTGATTGCAAGGGACACGTTGGAGGAGAAGCTGTGCCGCATTATCCAAAGCAAGCAAAGCACCATATCAAGTGTGCTTGACGGAGACGAGGACGTGAGTGGACTTGATGTTTTTGACCAATTGTTAAAGGAGGTGTACGATGACAACTCGTAACATGTCTCCGCGACAAGTGCTTGACCTGAACATTCCGCACAAGGAAGCTGCTGCTCTGTTGGGAGTATCAGCCCGATGTGTTGCAAAGGCACGTCAAGCACTGCGAGGATTGGGCGGCAAGAGCGCCCTGGGCAAAGTTACTGCTCTTGATCCTGTTGACGTTGACGTCGACAAAGTGACTGCGCAAGAGCAAGCATACACTCAATTCCTTGAAGCCATGGAAGCCCACAAACAGGCAGGGAAAGCATACCGACGTTGGAAGTCCTTGGTAGATGAACAAGCAATTCAGGACTACCACGAGCTGGTATCATGTACGGAGGCAGAACGGGAAGCATGGGACGAGAGGACCCGGGAGTTGTTTGCCAGTGCAAAGCAGCGCGTCACGGAGATGCGACAGGCAGCCACGGAGTTCCTGCGATGGACGGCGGCTTGCGAGCAGCTCGGGCGCCCTTATCCCACTGGCGATCGGTGGGAGGATTACAAAAAAGCCATGGAGGGGTCGCGGAAAAAAGTGAAGCCGAAGAAGGCAAAGAAAGAAACCCTTGACTTGCTGGCTTCAAAAAAGCCCAGCAAACGACAACTGATGGAGGCAGCCGGGAAATGATAGAAGACATCCTGAGGAATGCGGGTGTCAGCTACAAGAGGGGAGGAGAACACAGGCACGTGCGGCCGGGTTGGGTTGGAGTTGACTGCCCAAGGTGCGGCCCGAACTCCGGGAAGTATCACTTGGGAATCAACACCCGGCTCGGCCGCGCTGTCTGTTGGAAGTGCGGCCGATGGGACTTGGCTGAAGCCCTGTCCGCCGTAGCTCACCTGCAAATGTCCGAGGCAATCCGGATTGCCAAAGCGATACGCCATGGGAGGGCTGCGTCGGAGGACAAGCCGATACGCCGAGCTCGCGTCAAAGTGCCAAAGGATGTCGGCCCGCTGCGAGAACCCCACAAGCGATATCTGCGCAAGCGGAGATTTGACCCGGATAAACTTGTTGACACATGGCGCATACAGGGAGCAGGGCCATGGTCAGACAGGATTCCGTGGCGCATCTTCATCCCAATCTACCTGGACGAGCGAATGGTGAGCTGGACATCACGGAGCATTGTTGATGGTGTGCCAAGCAAATACGTTTCAGCAAAGTCTGATGAGGAGGAGGTGAAGCACAAGCACATCCTCTACGGCGAGGACTACACGTGGCACTCCGTCATAGTTGTGGAGGGGCCGCTGGATGCATGGCGAATTGGCCCTGGCGCCGTCGCTTTGTTCGGCATCCCGTTCACGTCAGCTCAGATAGCAAGACTAGCAAGGTATGCCCGACGCGCCATTGTGTTGGACCGGGAGAAGGAGGCGCAGCGGCACGCCAAGCGATTGGCAAATGCGTTGTCCCCGTTTCCTGGTGAAACAGTTGTGGTGCAACTAGAAACGGGGGACGATCCTGCTGAAGCTGACGAGGAAGAGTTGGAGGAGCTAAGGCGGTTGTTCATTGGTTAGGCTAAGCAAGGAGGAAGTACAAGTGACAGACATGCCGCAACGACAGTTTAGGGGATGGTGGATCCCTGTTGAAATAGTTGACTTGTTTCAAGAAGGAACAATCAACGCGAAGGAAACACTGTTGCTGGCGACGATCGATAGCTTTGTCGTAAGCGGGTCAGGGTGCTTTGCAACGAATACGTACCTTGGTCAGTGCATCCATGCAAGCCCAGTGTCAGTGTCCCACATGATAACGAAGCTCCGGAGGTTGGGGCTGTTGGAGCATGAGGTGGTTTTTGATGAACAAACGGGGAGGAGCGTAAGGCTGCTGAGAACGTGCTACTCAAGCATCAACCACCTAGTCAAAAACAACTATCCCACTAATGGGGCATTGTTAAAAACGACTAGGGCCCCTAGTCGTTTTTTACTATCCCCCAAAAGTACGAAAGACCCCAAAACTCCCAGCAAAACGAGCGATAATCGTGCTAAAAAGAGGTCCTATTATACAAGTGTATTAAACAATACTCCATCTACTGACGTAGATGGAGCATCGGGTGGGGCAAGCCACCCGATGGATCACCCGTCCTTTGGAATCAATGATACATGCATGGAGTTAGCTGAAAAGTTATTGGCACGGCTGCGCTCTGTGGACCACGACCTGGTTCATTACCGCCGCACAAAGAAAGGCCACGTCCGACGTCCCGTAGTTTCCCGTACAATCGCAGCAGAGCTGGCTAGGCTGCTAAGAGACGAGCGTTGCACAGAATCCGAGCTACGGGAAATCATCGCATGGTACGCTGCAAATTACGGAAGGCCGTATGTGCCCGTCCTGCGTTCCGTAAAGGACCTCTACAATAGATGGCACTCGATCGTGATGGCGAAGCAGCGCGCGGAGGAGAACGGGGAGGTTGCCGTTGAACCATGGGATGATGATGAAGCTGAGGATACAAGCGCTGACGATTGGAAGGACAAGGTCTGATGCGTGCAACCGTCATGGATACCAATCTCAGGCGTGTTGTCATTGGAGCAATCACAAGCTCTAGCGTGTGTGCGTTGTTGTCCCAGCAATGGTCGCAATTTGGACTGTTCGATACGGCTTGGGCCAACGTCATTGTTGGGTGGTGTGTTGAGTTCTGGCGTCGCTACGGACAAGCGCCTGGTGGAAACTTGGAGGGATTGTTTCAGGATTGGTTGGAATCGGCCAACCCAGACGAGGGACTACGTATTGCCGTTGATACGTTTCTTTCCGGGTTGGATGATCAGGAGCTTACAAGGTGGGACGAGAGCTACTTACTGGACCTCACCAAGCAACACATCGCAAGGACAAAGATCCAAAAAGCAATAGCGGATGCTGAAGCAGCGCTCGACAGGAACGACATTGATCAAGCACGCCGGCATCTGGCTGCCGCTGATGAAATTGGATTGAGCGATGGGAGCTTAGTAAAGCCAGGGGAGTCGTTCAAATGCTGGCGCGAAGCATTTGACGTGTCCATGGACCGGCAGTTGGTTCGTTACCCAGGTCCATTGGACAAGTTCCTGGGAGACGCCATGGTGAAGGGAGCGTTCGTGTCCTTCATGGGGCCGGACAAGATAGGCAAGTCGTATGTGCTGTTGGATTTGGCATACAGGGCTGTCCGCAATGGGTGCCGCGTCGCGTTCTTTGACACTGGAGACATGACCCGCTCGGATGTGTTGAAGCGATTGGGATGTAGGGCAGCGGGCAAGCCGCTCAAGCCAGGGAAGGTCCGCTATCCAGTCCGGGTTGCTGATGGTGAGGTGATTTACAAGACGTTGGAGTTCAAGGAGGGACTGACGGACATTGAGGCGTTCCGTGCCTTCCAGAAGGCTACGCGAAACGGGGACCGGTTGCGCATTTGCAATCATCCCAACGGCACCATCAGCATTGCGGGGATTGCCAATGCCGTGCAATGTTGGATCCGTGAGGAGGGGTGGAAGCCAGACGTGCTGGTTGTCGACTATGCGGATATTCTTGCCCCAGTCACAAAAACAAGGGACGTGCTGGAGAGCATTGACGAGACGTGGCGTTACATGCGCAGGGTGTCGCAGGAGTACGAGATGCTTGTGGTGACAGCGACCCAGAGTAGTGCTCTGGCCTACAAGACCGGACAGCAGGTCCTTGGAAAACGACACTTCAGTGGTCGTAAAACTAAACTCGCTCACGTCACCGGGATGGTTGGCTTGAATTCGTTTCAGGGCGATTCCACAAGGGGCATAATTCGTTTCAATTGGATCGTGCGGAGGGACAGATTATTCAGCGAAGGTCGTATAATATCTGCGGCCGGGTGTCTTGCACTGTCCCGCCCAGTCGTACTAAGTTGGAAAGGTTAGTTTGAGTTTTGGACTCTAGAAGAAGGAGTGGACCATGCGGATCACGAAAGATGACGCCGTTAGGTTGTGTGTGGCTCTAGGTTGGTCGAATGCCACGAAGTGGACTGACGAACGGCTCAAGCGTCGGTTGTCAGAAATGGCTGAGATTCTGGAGGGAGCGGACAGCTACATTGAGGAGGGAGACGTTCCTGACGATGAGGAGCGTAACTACCTCAATGGACTGATTGCTCAACTGGTAGCTGACAGTGGAGAAGTGGAGTTTGTTGAGAGCTATGACGAGGCGCCAGCTGAGCAAGAGGAAGTTGAGGAAGTTTCTGCTCAGGCTGAAGTTGGAACTGAAGTTGAAGACGAAGTGGAGGAGCAGGAAGTCGAAGAGCAGCAGGAACAAGAAGCCGAGGAGCAAGAAGCTGAGGAGCCAGAGGAGGAGGTGGCTGAAGAGAAGCCCAAGGCTAAAGCCAAAGCCAAGAACAAGGCGAAGCGTGGCCGGAGAGCAAAGTCTGACAAGCAGCCAACGTGTCACTCCGTTTCCATGGATCTGCTGTGCAAGAATCCGGACATGGAATGGAAGGAGCTCAAAGAGACCCTGCAAAAGATGGGGCTGTTCCGGGACACGTCAGCTCGAACGGCATTCAACTTCGTCCGAGCCATTGTCCGGCGGCTGCGTCAGAATGGGCTAATGAAGTGAGCCGGGTTGTCACGGCAGCGTCACGCCAGTCATAGGTATGGTAGCGAAGCTGGCGTGGCGCTGCTAATCATTAAGGAGGGTCAGCGATGAAATATCAAGTGACTTATCAACATCAGTTTGATGCAGCTCATCGGTTGAAGGATTATGACGGTCCATGTGGGAACGTGCATGGCCATCGCTATGTTGTGGAGGTTACGGTAAGCGGACCGCTGAACGGGCAAGGAATGGTTATTGACTTCAACGAGCTCAAGTCCATCGTTGGTGGATACATCGACGCTAATTGGGACCACGCACTCATCTTGTCAATCGGTGATCCAGACCGCTACAAGCTACCTGATTGGAAGCGTGTTTCGTATCTGCCGCAAGCTACTGCTGAGTGCATGGCTGCCCATTTGTTCCAAGTGGTAAAGAAACGACTGTCCCAACACCAAGCTAAGGTGGATTCTGCGCATCAAGTCAAGGTGGAGTCTGTGAAGGTGTGGGAGACGCCTGGATGTTACGTGGAGGTGACTGATGAGTAAGCATGGAAACCGATACTTGATAAAGGAGATTTTCTACTCCATCCAGGGAGAGGGAGTCCAAGCAGGAAGAGCCGCCGTTTTCGTTAGGTTCTCTGGGTGCAACCTCAAGTGTAGAAAGGAGCAGCAAGGATTTGATTGCGACACGGATTTCAGCGATGGCGAAGAGCTTACGCTTGACGAGGTAGAGCAGAGGATATGGGAGGAGCTGAAGGAACATGGACACGAGGAGTGGCCTAATGAGCTGTTTATTGTGTTTACTGGTGGCGAACCTGCGTTGCAGTTGGACGAGCACATGATCCGGCAGCTCTCAAGGCCGGGCGTGTTTCTTGCTATTGAAACCAATGGGACGCTACCGCTCCCTTCTGGTCTTGATTGGATTTGTGTCAGTCCTAAGAGGGGGACAAAGATTGTTGTTACCGAAGCTGACGAAGTCAAGTATGTGCTAAGCGACGGTCAGTTGCCGTTTGAGGTACCCACGAAGGCAAAGCATTGGATTGTGAGCCCGGCTGCTGAGGGTAACAAGTTGGTCCGTGACAACATTGCGTGGTGCCCTTGGGCTTAGGTAGGAGGAAATCATGGAACTATCATGGAACGACGTGGATTTGCGTGCTAGAAAATTGGCTGCTAAGCTACGCGACAAGGTTGACAGTGTCCGGGCCTATGGAGTGCCTAGAGGTGGGATTTATGCAGCGATGGCGTTGCGTTGGGCTGCTCAGGCACTTGGTTTTGATTGCACGCTAGTAAACAAGCCCGAGAGTGCTAACGTCATTGTTGATGACTTGATTGACAGTGGAGCAACAAAGCTGAAGTTCCAGCGCTATGGCGTTCCGTTTGTGGCGCTGGTGGACAAGAAGGCAGAAGGTATTAATGAATGGGTAATCTTTCCGTGGGAGACTATGCAAGGGGAAACTGGGCCGGAGGACTGTGTGCGGAGGCTGATTGAGTTTGTTGGGGATGACCCAAACAGAGAGGGATTGAGGGAAACACCTAGCCGAGTAATTCGTGCCTACAGGGAATTGTTCGCCGGTTACAAGCAGAAGCCCGAGGACGTCGTTAAGCTGTTTGTCGACGGC